CTGCCTCTGTTGATGCTGAGCAACTGGTTGACTGGATTGCCAACCAACTGGATGCTAACTTCGAGGCTTCATTTGCTCTCGTAAGCTATGCTCAGTGGGCTGACTTGCTTAAGACTAAGCCAACTGACTACTCAGTTCCTGGTGGTTTCGTAATCGATGCCAATGGTAATGTCCGTATCGCTGGAGTGCCTGTAATCGGTGCTTCATGGGTTACTAACGACAAAGCCCTTATCATCGATGCTAACTACCTCGAGCGTGTTGAGACCGAGGGATTGCGTGTAGAGTTTTCTTATGAGGATAGCGACAACTTCCAGAGAAACCTGGTAACTGCTCGTGTTGAGTGTTTTGAAGACATCAACATTATGAGAACAGATGCAATCATCTACGGATCATTCTAAATAGGTGCTGTGGTTTGATGTGGTGGGGCCGGTTTCGGCTGGCCCCTTTTTTTAATAAATATCTATGCTTTACAATCTACTTATCGACTGGGAGGACCAGACCAATGAATCGGGAATAGTCGAGCCTCTGACAGTAAATGAGGTTAAGAACTACCTGAGATTGGAAGGGTTTATAGACAGCTCAGATAGCATTCCATCTGACTTTGATGATGATGATGCTCTGATTGCTGATCTGATTACCTCTGCCAGAGAAAGGATTGAGGAGTTTACTGGCCTGAGCTTAGTTCCTAAAACTTGGGAGATTGAGTTCACTAACTTGGCTGGGGGCTTTGAGATTCCCTTTGGTCCGGTAACTACTATCCTAAATGTCAAAGATGATGAGGGAGATAGTATAAGCACAGATGACTTTGATGTGTCCTTAAATGGTCGCATCCTAAAGAACCCCAAGTATGAGAATATGACCATGCTTTACGAGGCTGGTTATACTGATCTACCTAAAGGACTAAAGGATGCCATGTATAAAGAGGTCGCTTATAGATATATCAATAGAGGGGATGAGAATAAGGAAGGCATGAGCCGGGAGGCCATGAATCTGGCAAGTAGATATAAAACAGTCAACTGGTTAGGATGATAGGCAACCTCAAACCGATAAAGCTCCTAAAATACACTAACACTATCGATGCCGATGGGGATGCTACCGATACGGTGGCAGTAACCTATAAGATGTGGGCTGAGATTAGTGATGAGGGAGGTGGTAGGACTCAGGCTGATGGTCGGACAGATATGTCAGACACTAAGACCTTTAAGCTACCATTCAGAGGCTACAATATCACACCTGACTACAAGATAGAATATTTCGGCCAGACCTATTCTATTAGTGCTGTGAGAAGGATTGATGAGAAACGATTTTATTGGGAAGTAACCGCATTTACCATCTTTGGTTAAAGTTAATGTCATAGGATTAGACAGCTTAAAAAGCCGCATAGACTCGGCCAGTAAGGAATTAAAGACCGATGTAGATGCAGAGCTTCAAGTCGCTGCCTTTGACTTTGTGGCTTTAGCTAAGAGAGATTTGGCCAGCCAAGGAGGAGACAGAGGCACTTTATTCAGGTCGATAACACAAAGCAAGGAAGGGGATATGTCCTATGTGGTTTCGGCTAATGTCTTTTATGCTCCATTCATTGAGTTTGGCACAAAGACTAAATTCAACCCATACCCAGGGACCGAGGAATATGCCTCTCAGTTTAAGGGGGCAAAAGGATCGGGAACTTTAAAGCTGATAGATGCTATCAAAGGATGGGTAAAGAGAAAAGGGATTGCAAAGGGTAAAGAGGCAAACAGAGCAGCCTTTTTGATTGCTCGGTCTATCTATAAGAAAGGAATAAGCCCCAAGCCATTCTTTTTTAAGCAAGTACCGATTGTGAGGGAGAAATTGATAACTAATGTTACAAGAGTACTAAATGGCATTTAAGACCGCACTATATGACCTAAAGACTGAATGGTACAAGACCTTGGATGGGGTTATTAGTGTACCTGTCTATAAGGATGCTGTGCCTTTGAGTCAGAATGGCAACTATGTACTAATAAGGTCAGAGGGTAGTACCCAGACAGACCTAAACAACTCTGCATTTTTTCAGTCTGCAATTATTGTGGTAGATATACTAACCAAATTTGCTACCATAGGAAATAGTAAGACTGCTTACGATATAGCTCAGGAGATTTACGATGAGATAATCCTCGCACCTAACTCTTTTGGCATAACCATACCAGACCATCAGATTACACAGATAACGATTCAATCAGAGACCGAGCTTTACGAAGATGATGGCTCTGAGAAACTATTTAGGCTTTTACTTAGATATGAGCATATTCTTAATCAAAATTAAATAAAAACAAATGGCAGATGCTACAACAATCTCCGGCAGTGTGATGTTTATTCAATATTCAGACACTCCGAATGGTGCAAGAAAGTCGGCTGTTTGCCAGAGTGAGGGATCATTCGACGGCAGCCGCAATGTAGTTAGTGATGAGACTAACTGTGGAACTTTGAAAGTATTAGGACCTCAAAACAACCGTTTCACTCTGAATGCGGTAGTTGACACTGTTCCTGATCCCAACGAGGCTTCATTCAATGATTTTCAAACTCTGTATGCCAACAACACAAAGAAGTACTGGCATTTGACAGATTCAGCCGAGACTGTCTATCATGGTGGTTATGGTTGGATTTCAGCTCTCGGTCAGCAGAATGTTAGCGGTCAGACTGCTAAGTTCACAATGACTATCGAGATTGAGGGAGACATTGATACTACACCTGCAAGCTAATAACACATGAAACAAATCACACACACAATCGGAGGTAAGGATGTAACACTGGATGTCGGCAAGATGTGGTTCTCAAAGTTCTACGGAGAGGCTACATCTTCTGACCCTCTGTTAATGTCCGAGCTTCTAAGTAAACCAGACAAGCAATTTGATTTTATCTGTGGCCTCGTTTATGGCGGTTTGAACTGCTATAACAAGGTAAACGGAATTAAAGAGACAGTATCTATCGATCAGGTCCAAGAGTGGGTCGGGTCTATGGATGAGGCTGATGCCGCTGCTCTTATCAATAAGTTTGTCGAGGTTAACAAACCGAAAGAACAGGGGGAAGCCCCAGCCCAAGTGGCAAATCCTTAACTTGGGATGAGATGAGGTCGGAAGCCTTTGGCCAGATTGGCCTGCTCCCGGATGCTTTTTACGGATTAGAGGTCGAGGACTATCTTCTTTTGAGGAGAGGTTATATCGACAAGGTAAAGAATGAGTCTGTCTTGTTAAGGTTTCAAACAGCCTTAATATGCGAGGCTCTGATAGGTAAGGGTAATGGGGCAAGGTTTGTCATGGATAGCTGGCAGCTCGAATCTAAGACAGAATTAGACCAGCAACAAATCCGGGCACTCCTGAAAGCCAAGAGAGAGAAAGAGGCCTTAAAAAGGCTTAAAATGAACCAGAATGGCTGAAATGCAGATAAAGATAGCGGCTGATGTCAGTAGTGCGGTTAGCGGCCTTGACAAATTAGGCAGAGAACTCGACCAGACTGGCAAAGATGCTGTCCAATTAGGCAATGCGGTCGAGAATGCAAGTCAAAAGATTAGGACCTTACCGAATGTCACAGGTCAAGCCACATCGACCTTAACGAACTTTAGCCGAGTGGTGCAAGATGCGCCATTTGGCCTTATTGGTATAGCCAATAACATTGACCCCTTAATTACATCATTCAACCAACTTAAAGCCACTACTGGAACTACCGGAGGGGCTTTAAAGGCTTTAGTGGGTCAGTTGGCTGGTCCTGCTGGAATTGCTCTTGCTGTCTCTACTGTTACATCTTTGCTTATCACTTTTGGGGATAGGCTTTTTAGTTCAAGTCAATCAGCTAAGCAATTAGCCGAGGCAAGTAAGAAAGTAGCGGATGAGCAAAGAGCCATATTTGAAGGGATAGCAAGTGAAAGGGTAGAGATTGATAAGTTAATAATTGCCCTAAATTCAGAGAACACTACAAGAGGCCAAAAGGAAGCCATCCTTAAAAAACTAAGAGCTATCAATCCTCAATACTTTGGGGATTTGAAAAATGAGGAAGGGCTTATAAATAGTCTGAGTATTGCTTATCAGAATTACACTGCCAGTCTGGTTGCAAGATCAGAGGTAGCCATTCTGACTAAGGAGCTCGAAGATATTACCACAGAGATTCTTAAATTAGAGAAAGCAGGTGCAACTACTCAGATAATAGATTTAGGTCTCAAAAGGGGCTTAGATGGTAGAATACAAGCTGCCAGATTATTAACTAAAGAGGAACGCAATCAACTCGATTTAAATACCCAATTATCTGCTCAATTAAGAGAAAGAGATAGATTATTAAGTCAAATAGTACAAAAGCAAACTGGCTTAGAATTGCCATCTATATCAGGTGGGGTTGCTGATGTTAAGTTTGATTTCAATATAATACCTGGGATAAGGAATCTAACTGAGTTAGAAGCTAAGTTAGCTGGACCTTTGCCCAGTTTGTTGCCTGATTTACAAAAGGCAATTAAGAACATACAAAAAGACCCAAAGGATGTAACTATCCCAGTAAAGCCACGAATTGTGGCTGAGGGTGCCGATAAAGCAGTCTTAGAGTTTTCAAATAACTTGACTCAGGCTTTACAGAATGCTTTGCAGTCAGGATTAGAAGGAATAGGCGAGAGTCTTGGAAACTTGCTATCTGGAGAGAACTTTGGGCAAGGCATATTAAATGTTATTAGTTCCTTACTAAGTGCTATTGGTAAGGCATTGATTGCTTATGGTATTGCCAAAGATGGTATAGATAAAATCCTCGGTCCGGGAGGTATTGCCATCCCCGGTGCGGCTGCTATTGGAATTGGTATAGCCACAATAGCTGCTGCCTCTTTACTAAAGAACTTTGGCGGTGCAAGGGCTGAGGGTGGACCAGTAAGCGGAAATAAGACTTACTTAGTTGGAGAAAGAGGACCTGAGTTATTCGTGCCTAACGTGGCTGGCACTATTGTACCCAATGATGAGCTGCCCAGCTTTGGTCAGGGATTAGCCTCTGTCTTAGGTGGCCGAGGAGGTGGGGCTACAACATTAAGAGGTCAAGATATTATTTTAGCATACGCAAGAACACAAAGAAGTCAACTCAGAGTAAATGGCTAATTTCTACAAAGGTAGTTTTGTTAATACGCAAGTAAATTATTCGGACAATAGCCCGAATGAGCAGACTATTCATGTAAAGATTACAAATACCTCTGTAACTGATGGAACGGTAGTAAACTTAGAGACTGCCGATGCTCCCATAGTTTTACAGACCGTTGACAACTCAGAGGATAAATTTACCCCTATAAAAAGTAAAAGTTGCAGACTAAGGGTTTTTACTAATGATGTAGTAAATGCCATGACTTTTGCTGGGGGTGGAGATCAGCAATATAAAGTAGAGATTGCGGTAGGCACTGAATCAGACATCATATTTTCTGGATGGTTGTCTATCTCTGACTTAGGGCAGACCTTTCAGCCTGACCCCAATGTGTTAGAGTTAATAGCTACGGATGGCATTGCTTTTCTTAGAGATATTGAGCTTTCTGATAATGAGGGTAGATATTTAACTGGTCCTCATCAGCTCATTAAATATATTGCTTGGTCTTTACAAAAGACTGGCTTAGAGTTAGAGATTTGGATAGAAATGAATCTGTTAGAGGTGTCGGCTACTTATGATGACCCAGCAGACCATTTTTACAATATGCTTTATTTAAATGCTCAAACCTTTGAAACCAGCATCGGAGAGTCAGAGAATTGCTTTACTGTATTAGAGAAAATATTTAAGGAGTTTTGTGATTTAAGCCAGCAAAAGAATGCTTGGTTTATCCGTTCTACTGATGAGGCTGGCTATGCCATCAAGAGACTTTGTAAGTTCACTTATGATGGCGAGCCTATTGGCTATTCTGCTCCATTTCTGGTCAAAGATATTGGAGCCAGCTATGATATAGCCTTTATGAACGATGATGCAAGGTTAAGCCTCCAAAGGCCTTATAAAGCGGTCAAGCATCAGTTTGATTACAACTACCCAGCCGAAATAGTACAGAATATTGATTTTGAAAGGGGTACGGAGACAAGTGCTCCCGATCCTACTGCTCCCACATCTACCGGGGTTTATCGGCCTGAAGGGTGGACCTTAGCCAGAGTTAGTGATGGTACTGGAGGTGTTTGGTTAGACCTTTACCAGCAAGCCGGAGCCAGAGGAGAATTGATTAAGGAGTTTGTGTATGGTTATGAGAAAGAGAGATATTTTGTAGTGGAGCATGAGGATGTGCCTGGCACAGACTATTTTCATTATCTAAAGTCCACTCCTTTCTATGTTCAAAAAGGAGATAAATTGCAAATCTCTGTCGATGTAGGTCAAGATGTAAACTTAGGATTTATCAACCCACTTCATGTTTGGTTAGAGGGAGACACTAATTATTATACTTGGCATTATGATAATACTGGTCCAACTCTGATAAATGAATGGGTTAGTAAGCCAAAGCCATTGACTGCTTCCATAGCGGATAACCCTTATAGTGCTTTATGGAGAGCTAGTATGGATGGTGCTCTTGATCCTACGGATGAGCTACCAAAATATACTAATCTCAGCAGTGAGATAGAGATTCCGGTAGATGGCCGCATTTGGGTTAGGTTGTCTGTTAATGGCAACATTACTGCTCCAATATATTTTAACAATCTTAGCATAAACCTAACTCCCAGAGTAAATGGGTCTTATGCAAAGTATAAAGGTCAAGAACATACCTCTGAGCAGCAAGTAGATAACATGGCTGTCAGAGAGGAGACTGTTTTTGTGTCTGATGCCCCAAGGATTGAAATGAAAGGAGCCTTACTATTGACAGAACTCGGAGAGACTTTATACAATGGCAATGCGGTTTTTGCTGCTGGCAATGGGGTAAACCTAGATGGCTTTTATACTCCTTATTTTAACATCAATGACTATGTAGATGTCAGCTTTACAAGTCTTAATAATGGCAAGTATAGAATTGTAGCGGTAGAATATTCCTTAATCCCTGATAAGACCATCTTAACCTTTGCCGAGCCTACACAAAGCGAAACGGTAGGGGCCGCACAGCTAAAGGCTTATGATTATTTGTTATCTGGGAACTTTTATGACTCAATAGAGTTCCAAGGTAGCCCTCCCCAAGAGGATCAGTTACCTTATGGTCAACATCAGAATCAAGCGGTTTGGAATCAATACTATAGGGTCTTTACTGCCTTTGAGGCAACCTGTGATGGATTAGATACAGATAAGACCTATGAGAGTTTGCCAGACCTGCCAGATTTGCTACATTTGTATAGGCAAAGAGACACACATCCAGCCACTACCAACAAAGGCTTTAAGCTACTGCACTACGAACAAGATACCGATAACTGCGAATGGGGTCTTTATATGATTGAGGTGGTCGATTCGACTATCCCCAAGACTTATGATGGTCATTCGTTCAAATATATCCAAGAATGAACGATGGTAAAGTAGTAAGAGGGTCCAATATGATTGCCTCTATAAAGGTCAATGGCAATTACTATCCGGTATTTTGTGCCAAATCATGCTCCTTTGAGCTGACTAATGAGATTATCAATAGGACCTCTGTGAATGATGGCCTCTTTACTAAAAGGAGAATTAGAAGGACCGAATGGTCTGGCTCTGCCTCTGGAGTTCTTGTAACTAACAACGATGGCAATAGATACAGCCCTTTTTACCTCATGCAAGAATCTGTCAGGAGGGCTTCTTTGGAGTGGCAGTTTGAGTTTACCAACTTAGATGGAGATATTAGAACGATTGAGGGAGAGGCTTTGATACAGAATTTACCTATCTCTGGGGATGTACAATCATTTGTTCAGTGTACGGTCAACATCATAGGAACCGGGGCATTTACAATGGATGTTAGCCCTTCAAGTCCTACTCAGGATGAGGATGTAGATTCTGACTATTGGAGTACAACCCCAGGAGCTATATTTATTGGCGGCTTGTCAACAAATGGCAAGTCATTACAAGGCAAGACCATCCTTGCAATAGCTAGAGAGGGTACTGTTTATGATCCTATCACTACGGGAAGTCCATCAAATCGGACTGCACTTTTCAATAGTGCATTAGGAAGGATTACATTTGATTCAAATATACCTTTTAATCCGGGCGAGACAGTCTGGGCAATGTGGAAAGACTAATGACATTTGAAAAGATTTATACTACTGTTCCTGAGACTAATATTATCTCTGATGCGGCCATTGCTTATAGTCAAGTGTTAATGGTTAGTCGGGAGGGTAGTGTCTTGAATATAAAAGAGAGCAATGATGATATCCCGGTTACTAATCGGGAGGTCTTATATCAGCCAGCTTTAGGGAATTTGGTCTTTAATGACCAGATGCCTTTTAACCAGATGGAAACTATACAAATAGTCTATAAAACACTTTAACATGAGGCAAATATTCTTTTTAGTACTTTTATTTATCACTACTGGCCTATTTGCTCAGGCCCCATCAAACTATACCAATATCAATGGGAGATACCGTTGGATAGCTGGTATGTTTGATTCTACCTTTCACATTCCTAAAGGAACAACAACATCTTTACGGACTGGGGGTTCTACAAATGCCGGAGCTTTGTTTTATAGGACTACGGATTCCAGTGTTTACTATTATACCGGAACGCAATGGCTAAAGGTAGCTGGGGCATCTGGTTTTGTGCCTTACACTGGGGCTACACAAAATGTAAACCTCGGTCAATTTGGACTTACTACTAAATTTGTTCAATTTGATACTTCAAGCCAAGCGGTTACAGATAGGAGGTTGCAATGGTCAAATGCTGAGGGCACTTTGCAGTTTGGCATGACCAACGGCTCTACTATCACACAAAGGATAGGCTTAGAGCAGTTTGCAAGGGTAAGGAATTTGCAAGGAGATACGATTGAGGCTGGAGATGTTGTTTATGTATCTGGGGCTTCTGGAGATCGTGCTTCTGTAAAGCTGGCTGACAATAGAGCTGACTCTACATCTTCAAAGACTTTAGGTGTTGCTACTGAGCAAATTTTGCCTAATGATGTGGGATTGGTTGGGACTTTTGGTGTGGTAGGCAAGTTAAATCTGTCTGCCTTTACTGCTGGGGATGTGGTTTATTTGGACTCTATTCCGGGTAAACTAACTAAGGTAAAACCTCAAGCTCCTTATCATATGGTTTTTGTGGGGGTAGTAGAGAGGGCAAATGCTGGCAATGGCTTACTTTTTGTGAATGTGCAAAATGGCTATGAGTTAGAGGAGCTGCATAACGTTAGAATTACCTCTCCAGTTAGAAATAATGCTATTTTGGCTTATGACTCTGTCGGGAGGCTTTGGAAGGACACTACCTTAAATGCGATAGGAGGTATCACTGGATCAGGCACCTCAGGTCAGGTGTCCTATTTTAATGGCACTAACTCTATCACATCTTCCCCTACATTCGCCTTTACACCTACCTCACAATTATTAGTAAATAACTCTGTTACTGCTGCAAGTGCTATTGCGAGGGGAATAAATGCCACTCCTACCTTAATTGCCGCTGCTAATAACGATGTTCTTGTTGGGTTAGACATTAATCCCACTTTTACCAATGGGGCTTTCACGGGGGTAACGAATTTGGCAATTAGAACATTAAGCGGAAGGTTGAGTTTTACGGGAGCTGCTGGAAATGGTACTTTGAATTTATTTACTACTAATAGCACCTTTTTAAGTAATGCAAGTAACGGTGTTTTGACATTTAATCGAAATTCAAGTTCAGGATGGCAAGGAATTGAGCATCAGGTTTCTGGTGCTTTAATGGCTTATGACGCAATTACTACCAGTGGAGAATTTAGAAGATTTGCAAATAGTGGTGGTTATTTTCAAACATTCTATTCTAATGGTGTTGAAGCAATAAGGTTGAGTACTTCTCAAAATCTACTTATTGGCACCACAACAGACGCAGGCTTTAGATTAGATGTAAATGGTACTGCAAGAGTGCAAAGTTTCACAACAATAAATGCTGCACCTGCAGTAAATGCCGATGCTGCTTTAGCAGTTAATGCTACTACGAATAATAGCACAGGTGGTCAAATGAATGGCATAAATAGCACTGCAACTGTTGTCACAAATACAGGTAATTTTTCAGGTATCAATTCAACTATAAATAATTCATCTACTGCCGTTTCAATGCTTGGTTTTAACGCTGCAGTAAATATTAGCGCAAACACAACAACACAAGCGAGAGGGTTTGCAGTAGGTGGAGCAGTAACAGGTTCAGGAGCCGTTACTACTTATGTAGGCTACGATTACGTTGATGTATTCAAATCAGGTAGCGGAGCAGTAACAAGGCAAAATGCTATAAGAATTGCTAATTTAACGGCAGGCAGTACTGCAAATATTGGCATACTATTTAACAATTCAGCAGGTACAGCAGTTAGTGGAACTTGGGATATTTACTCACAATCTGGTAATGCATCATATTTAGCAGGGAATTTATTGCTTGGCACAACTTCCGATATAGGAGGTCGTTTGCAAGTAGCTGGAACAATCACAGCCACTTCTGCTATTGCCAGAGGAATAAACTTTACAAATACCTTAGTAGCAGCAGCCAATAACGATGTATTAGTAGGACTGGATATAAACCCCACTTTTACGAATGGTGCATTTACTGGGGTTACGAATAATGCATTACGAGTTACAGGCATCTCTCAATTAAATGGGAATGTAAACACAACTGGTACGATTAACGCTACTGCCACTACGGATGGTTTTTACTCTCATACTTTTACAAACTCATCAACTGGAACATCGGCAGTTGTAAGGTTTTTATTACAGGGAAATGATGGTGGTGGGGCAGCATTAGCCATTGAAAGGATGGGTTCTAATTACGTTGGAACTGGAGCGAGGAATGCTGGAAGGTCAGTAATTTTAGCGGGAAGTTCTGGTTTAGCATTAGCAGCATCACAATCAGGGGGGGATATAAGGTTTTATACAGGGGATGTAACTGCTGCATCCGAAAGAATGCGATTATCAGTTACAAATGGTAACTTACTAATCAACACCACTACCGATGCAGGCTTTAGATTAGATGTAAATGGTACTGCAAGGGTGCAGGGGAATACAACAATTGTTGGAGATTTAAGTGTTCCTTCTGGGAACTATATGTCTGTTAATGGAACAGGTAGTATTTTCGGTATGAGAATACAATCCTCTTTATTAAATATAACTGCTGGAA